AAAGGCGCTCCTACCGCTCAGGCTTTTATTGATTCTGCAAAGACTGCGAGGAAATAATGGCTGTCTCGGGAACCACTGCATTTAATCTTGACCTCACGGAAGTTGTTGAGGAAGCGTTTGAACGCGCTGGTTCTGAGATGCGCACGGGCTACGACCTGCGCACTGCAAGACGAAGTTTGAATCTTCTATTTGCTGACTGGGCTAACCGTGGTTTGAACATGTGGACGTTTGAGCAGGGGACGATTACGCTTGTTCCCGGTACAGCTACATACAACCTACCAGCAGATACTGTGGATTTGATGGAGCACGTCATACGCACGGGCGCGGGGAGCGCATCGACTCAAGCGGATTTGACCATCACACGCATTAGTGTTTCTACTTACGCAACCATTCCAAACAAATTACAGCAAGCCAGACCTATTCAGGTGTGGATTGAGCGCCGTCAGGAAATCCCCACGATTACCGTTTGGCCTGTTCCTGATAATTCACAAACGTACACATTTGTATACTGGCGTTTACGCCGCATTGATGATGCTGGTACGGGTGTAAACACAATGGATGTTCCGTTCCGGTTCTTGCCGTGCATGGTGGCGGGGCTAGCCTACTACTTGGCTTTAAAGGTTCCCAATGGGGCTGAGCGCCTACCAGTTCTTAAACAACAGTACGACGAGGCTTGGGAGTTGGCATCTACGGAAGACCGTGAGAAGGCATCCGTGCGCTTTGTGCCACGCCAGATGTACATAGGAAGCGGCACTTGAAATGGGCAATAGGTTTGCTTCTGGCAAGAACAGTATCGCCATGTGCGATCGCTGTGGCTTTAAGTTTAAGTTAACGCAGTTGCGCAAAGAGGTCATTAAGACCAAGACGTACAACTTGCTGGTGTGTGATACTTGTTGGGATCCCGATCAGCCGCAGTTGCAGTTGGGTATGTATCCAGTGGACGACCCCCAAGCTGTACGCAACCCGCGTAGGGACACAACCTATGTGACTGCAGGCACGAACGCAACAGGTTTGCCAACAGGCGGCAGTCGTGATATTCAATGGGGCTGGAATCCAGTTGGTGGTGCCAGCAGTTTTGATACAGCTTTAACACCAAACTACTTGGTTTCTAGGGCAATTGTTGGTACAGTAACCATATCTTAAGGAGCTATTCATGGCGTACACAAAATCAGCTGACGGCGTAGCCCAACGTGGCAAGACGAACGTTCAAGTTTTCCCCAACAGCGGCCCCAGCAAAGGCACTGACAAGGGTGGCAAAAAATCTTCAGGCGTTAAGAGCGAAGCGATGATGAAAGTCGGTCGCAACATGGCTCGTGTAAACAACCAACGTGGAGGCTAATCATGGCTAAAGTTAACAATCTTCCCGCTTCAGCTTACGCAAAGCCGCACACAATGAGCGGCAAAACCGTTAGGGCTACCACAATGCCCGGTAAAAACTCTGGTTTGGAAACGTTGGCCGCTATGCAGCCACGTATGAGTGTAGGCATGTACAACAACTCACAAGGCAGAGAGTCTGTGAAAGAGACCGGCATTAAGATGCGCGGTACTGGCGCGGCTACCAAAGGCGTAATGTCTCGCGGCCCAATGGCTTGAGGTTTATATGGCAACACTAGGTGCGCTGACTTACTCCCAATTGGTGACTGCGGTATCTGATTACACGCAGAACACCTTTGACACTACTGACATGAACACCATGATTCAGCAGGCGGAGCAGCGCATCTACAATTCTGTATCGTTGCCTAATTTACGTAAGACATCGACCACGGCGGTGACACCCAACGTCAACACGTTTACTGCACCCACAGACTTTCTGGCGGTGTATTCGTTTGCTGTGGTCGACGCCAGTGGGAATTTTATCTACTTGCTCAACAAAGACCCCGCGTTCATGCAAGAGGCGTACCCCAATCCAGCCACTACTGGCACGCCAAAGTACTACGCAATCAATGGCCCCGCCTCACCTGTAACTACGTTGCAGTTTATTCTTGGGCCGACACCCAGCGCTGCGTTGGCAACAGACTTGAGCTACTTCTATATGCCTGAGTCCATTGTTACTGCGACTACTACATGGCTGGGTACTAACTTTAGCTCTGTGTTGCTATATGGGACACTGGTTGAAGCTAACACCTACATGAAGGGTGAGCAGGATATGACGGCTATGTACAATCAAAAATACATGGAAGCATTGGCACTCTTGAAGAACTTGGGCGATGGCAAACAGCAAACAGATACCTACCGCACTGAATCAAGGGTCACACCGCAATGAGCATAGTTCAGACCCAAACCACAAGTTTCAAAGCGGAGTTGTACCAAGGTATACATGCGCTTACCACAGACGTTATCAAGATTGCCTTGTACACGGCGAACGCCAACCTGAATGCGGATACCACAGCGTATTCGAGTTCAGACGAAGTATCAGCAACATCGGGCGCAGCACCGTACTCAGCGGGTGGAGCGATCCTGACTCCGGTGAGTGTTTCGTCATCTACATCTGATGCAACAGCGTATGTGGGCTTTCCAAACGTCTCGTGGACTGGCACAATTACGGCACGGTGCGCATTGATCTATAACGACTCAGTGGTAGGCAAGCCCTCTATTGCGGTGTTAGACTTTGGAAGTGACAAAACGTCATCCAACTTCACGATCACAATGCCTGCTAATACGTCAACAACAGCGCTGATCCGCAGTTCATATTAAAGGTAGATCATGCCAAGTCTATACAGTGCCAACCTAAAGATAGAGCTGATGACCACCGGCGATAAGTCGGGTGTGTGGGGTTCTATTACCAACTCTAACCTTGGTAGCACAAGTTCTGCTTCTTCTGGTATTGAGCAAGCGATTGTTGGTAAAGCTACGCTGTTAACCGCCGATTTTACAGCCAACGTTGCTACGTTTACGTTGATTGATGACCCCAACTACCAAGTAGCTCGTGCGCTTTATTTACAGGTTGACGCAACCCTGTCAGCAGCTGGCACAATCAATGTGCCGTCTATTCAAAAACCATACCTTGTCTTTAATAACTCTGTAGGTGGGTTTGCCGTCACCATTAAAGTGACTGGGCTTGGCGGGGGTGTGAGTGTTCCCAACGGTAAAAAGACTTGGGTGTATACAGACGGCGCAAACAGCGTTTTGTCTGCAGTAGACTACCTGCCCACACTGGCGCTGGGTACAGCGTTGCCTACGAGTTCAGGCGGTACAGGCCAGTCCTCATACACTGCCGGTGACTTAACATACTTCGCTTCCGGCACATCACTGACCAAGCTGCCTATCGGCGCAAGCACATACGTACTGGCTTCTAGCGGTACAGCCCCTCAGTGGGTAGCCCCATCGACTATTCCTGCCGGTACAGCTACAAACCTTGCTGGTGGCGCAGCAGGCTCACTGCCTTACCAAAGCGGTGCAAGCACAACTACATTCTTGCCGATTGGCACAACTAATTTTGTTCTTACTGCCGGTGCATCTGCCCCTCAGTATGTGGCTCAGTCTACCTTGTCGGTGGGCACAGCAAGTAATATTGCTGGGGGCGCAACCAATAAAATTCTGTACCAATCTAGTGCTGGTACCACAGCATTTGTAGATGCCCCTACAGTCAATGGCACCTCTATTCTGTACAACTCTGGAACAAATAGTTTGTACTGGGGGCTTGGCCCAGCCGCTAGTTCTGCGTCTGCTTTATCTGGTGGTTCTGCTGGTGACCTTGTTTACCAAAGTGCTACAAGCGTAAGTTCATTCATATCAGACGTAGCAGTAGGCAATGCTTTAATTTCTGGCGGTGTTGGTGTTGTACCAAGCTACGGAAAGATAGGACTTACAACGCACATTTCTGGAACCTTGCCAATTGCTAACGGCGGAACAGGCACAACTTCAACTACGTTTGTTAATTTAACAACCAACGTCACAGGCACACTGCCAATTGCTAACGGCGGAACAGGCACAACTTCGACTACGTTTGTTAATTTAACAACCAACGTCACAGGCACACTGCCAATTGCTAACGGCGGCACAAATTCAACGGCTACAGCTACGGCTGGTGGTATAGGTTATGGAACTGGGACTGCCCATGCGTACACTGCCGCTGGTGATGCAGGACAGGTGTTGACATCTAACGCCGCGTCTGCACCAACGTGGCAAACTCCCTCAACACAAGCTTTTGTCGCTTTTGGTACAACGGGCGGCTGGTAAAGGAAGAACATGGCACAAGTAGTTTCATCGGTAAGAGGGTCGGCATCGATAACACATGATGGTGGCGGCACAACAATTTTTACAAACGGCAGTTACCCATGCCGGGTTATTATCAATATACTAGGTCTGCAACTAGACTCCGTAACAAGCCAACAGGCAACCATGTCGTTTTATGGTGTCACATCTGTAGGGGGAGTTAATGTATACAACTCCATAACTTTTCCTGCTAGTACTACTGCGGGGTTTACATACCCAATACTAGACCATTTTGGCGGTACAAGGGTGGGAGGGGATAGCGTCTTTGGTTATGCGAATATCCCTTTCGGTTTAGCATCCTCTAGCAACATGGATACTTCAACTGCTACAAGTGCGTATTTATCTGCACAAGGCACGTTCAACAATACATATAACAGACAGTTCTGGATGATGCCGGGAGAAACTTTATACTGTAGAAGCTACTGGAATAATCTTACAGGAATTAGATACTGGAACCTTACAACGATAACGGAACAATAAAATGGCACAAATAGTTTCTTACGCTCAAGGCTCAGTTAGTTTATCTGGAACCCCTAGTAGCACGTTTACAAATTTGTTCACCAACAGCTCTTCGTATAAAACAAGGGTTATTTTGGCGGGTTTGTCTTTTACGGCAGATCTTGCAGGTGCAACTAATTTTATGTATGTAACATACCATAAAGACGGTTCTACAGGGTACTCTGGACTACTAGGTAATGTAAGAATAACTGCAACATCAGGCGCGTATAGTTTTTGTCCAAACATGGATTCGGTTGGTGTTGTTGGTACTGTCGCAAACGCGACAGGCGCTGGTGCTGGGACGTACGCAGGCAGTTTAAACACACTTCTTACAAGCCCTAATAATAATAACACACTTATATCTAATTCTAGTGGAACCATTTGCTGGAACCCTTCTACATTTTATATGGGCCCATCAGACAGGTTTGATATTAAGCTGTATTGGGTTCAAGGCGGAACACCTGTCACAGCCACGATTTATTATTCTTTAATTTTGATTCAAGAAACTTAAAAGGTTTATATGTTTACAATTCTCTATAAAGTATCCGACGGCGTAATCATTGAGGGTCGGCATGATGCCAGTGACGTTGTTGCCACCACTGAACAGTTGTTAAGTTCTTTTGTAAAAAGTAACGACTACAACCTTTCAGATTATGCCTGCGTTGAGTTTCCGCTTGAGCGCAGGTCTGAAGTAAAACCACAAAAAACACTGTACATCCCGGCAACGGCTGAAGTTGTTTCAAACCCAAATTACGTGGAACCAGCTGTAGAAGAGCCTAGCGCTCCTGCCTGACCATGTGGGACTGGGCTGAAGCAATCATTGCCGCAGCCTGTGTAGTCTGCTTCATCATAGCGGGCAGTTATATTGTTCTCTGGGCGTTTCCGTGATTGATCCCATCACAGCACTAGCTGGCATACAGTCGGCGGTCAAACTCATCAAGCAGGCTTCCAAAACCGTTGATGACGTAGCCTCGCTCGGCCCTCTATTGGGTAAGTATTTTGATGCCAAGTCCACTGCGTCTAAGGCCGCTGTAGAGGCTAAGAAGAAGGGCGGCTCCAGTATGGGCACAGCCCTGCAGATTGAGATGGCGCTGGATCAGGCGGCTTCCTTTGAAAAAGAGCTTCAACTCCTATTCTTCCAAGCGAACAAAGTGGACGTGTGGAATAAGATCAAAGCCCGCGCACAGGCGATGGACGTGGAAGACGCACACAACGCTAGGCGTGAAAGAGAAGAAGCCGCTAAGAAAAAGGCTAAAGACCAAGAGCAGTTAGAGATAGGTTTGATGTTTGGCGGTATCGCCTTGGTGCTGTTCTTGGTGTATGTAGGGATCTATGAAGCAATGGAACACTGCGCTCAAGTAAAGTGTGGGCGATGAATGAGTACCAAAAGCAAGCTGACATGGCGTTCAAGATTGTCGGTGCGTGGTGGGGCGCTAATTTGTTTATAGATGTGATTACGGTGCTGCCAAACTTTATTTCAGACAAGATTGTGAACATGCTTTTAGAAAGGGTTGGTTTATGAGTGAAGAGTCTGCAAAACACGTTTTAGTTGAGAAGGTGGCGTTTGCCATCCTACCGATTCTGTTTACCTGTGTGGTTTACTTGATGAACTCACTATCTCACTTGTCGCATGAAGTGACGGTGCTAAACAACAAAATTAGCTTAGTTGTTACTTCAGATAACAAGCAAGCCACGAACACTGGTGCTGAATTAGCCCGTGAAAAGTTACGTCAAGACTTGGAAAAAGAGATTCAAAAGAATCGTGACGACATCATGCACAACAGGCAAGACATTGCTGTTATTTACGAAAAACTGGGGAAAAAATAATGCTAACTCTTCTCTCAACCCTCATTTCATTCCTGATGGGTGGCTTGCCCAAGCTGTTGGATTTCTTTCAAGACAAGGCTGACAAACTTCATGAGTTGGCACTGGCTCGGCTGCAGATTGAACGTGAATTGGAACTACGTAAAGCGGGCTTTGAAGCTCAGGAACGAATTGAACACATTAGGTCAGAACAGTTGGCAACGGAAAGCGCGGCCAATACCCAGCAGGTTCTGATTGGGGCACAGCAAGCCGAGATGCAGGCAATCTACGCTCACGACACAAGTTTAAACGAGGGCACATCAACTTGGATGAGAAACCTCCGCGCCAGTGTTCGCCCAGTTATTACATACGGTTTCTTCTTTTTGTTGTTGTTTGTGGATGTGGGACTGTTTGCTTACGGCTGGCACAGCGGTGTTTCTTTTGTAGAGTTGGCTGAGATGCTGTGGGACTCTGACACCCAAGCCCTGTTTGCTTCAATCATTGCGTTCCACTTTGGTGGTCGGGCGTTCGGCAAATGAACATCTCTGACAAGTGCCTGCACATGATTCGCCACCACGAGGGGGTGCGGGTAAACCCGTATAAATGCCCAGCAAAGTTGTGGACTGTGGGCGTTGGGCATGTCATGTTTCCAGAGCAGGGTAAGCTAAAAATTGACGACCGTGACGCATTCCAACCACCCGCTGAAGCCATGCGGAAATACAGCATGGAGGAAGTAAATGCAATTCTTAGAGCAGATTTGGACAGATTTGAGCGGGGAGTGGAACGTTACTGCCCTGTTGCACTTACACAAGGTATGTTTGATGGCCTTGTTAGTTTTAGTTTTAATGTCGGCTTGGGAACGCTACAGCGCAGTACGCTTCGTCAAAAGGTTATTAGAGGCGATAAAGAGGGCGCAGCAGAAGAACTCTTGAAGTATTGCATGGCGGGGGGTAAAATTCTCAAAGGGCTGCAAAACCGTCGCATAGACGAACGCGCCTTGTTTTTATCCTAGGACTGCCAATGCCATTACAAAAAGTACTGTTTAAGCCGGGCGTCAACCGGGAGAATACGCGATACACCACTGAAGGTGGCTGGTATGAGTGCGACAAGGTGCGCTTCCGTCAAGGCACGCCAGAAAAGATCGGCGGTTGGATTCAGTTTTCTGCGGATACGTTCTTAGGTGTGTGCCGCTCTTTATGGAATTGGGTGACGCTGGCTGGACAAAACTTAATTGGTGCTGGTACTAGTCTTAAGTTCTACATTAACCAAGGTGGTGTATTCTTTGACATCACCCCCGTGCGCAAAGTTGTGCGCCCTATGCTAGGTTCAGGCGGCACGGGTAATCCGTTTACTGTTGTAGACCTTTCATCCACAATTACTGTGTATGACGCAAACCACGGATGCAACTCAAACGACTTTGTAATCTTTAGCGGCGCTACGGGCATTAACTCAACAATTACGGCACTGCTCTTAAATAGAGAGTACCAAGTATCTATTGTCGACCTTAACACGTACACGATCACGGCTTTTGGTAACACGCTATCAAACGGCTCTGGTACGGGTGGGGGCGCAAACGTTGTTGCAACTTACCTAATCAATGTAGCCTCCGAGGTGCAGACACCGTTTACCGGTTGGGGCGGGGGCCCTTGGGGATCAGGCGCTTGGGGCACTAATAAAGTTGTAGGCGCTCCATTACAACTTTGGACACAGTCTAACTTTGGCGAAGACCTAATTTTTGCCCCCGTTGCTGGCGCTATTTATTACTGGAACGCCAACGTCCAACTGCCCGGCCAAGAATTTACCATCAGCATTGCAAGCCCCGGTGTTCTGACGTTTACTGATGTGCACGGTTTCTTGGTCAATGATGCAATTCAGTTAATAACTACGGGCGCTTTGCCGACCCCATTGTTTCCCAACATCACGTACTACGTAGCATCAGTACCGACTACAACTACGCTTACTTTACGCACATCTCAAACAGCGTCTGATGCAACTACTACTCTCAGTGGTGTAGCAATTACTGGTGTTGCTGGACAGTTCTCTTGCACGGCTATGTCCCCTGCATTAAATATTGGACAGTCCATCACAATCAGCGGCACGCTTGGCGGTACAGGCACGATCACAGGTTACGTCAACCCTACAACGTACTACATCATTGCAACCAACGGCTCGACTACATTTACGCTATCTACTACAGCGGGCGGCGCTGGTGTTGTAACAACTGCTGGTACGCCGACAGGCTTAACTTACACGCTATCTACTACTATCAATACATCAGGCACACAGTCGGGCACACAGTCCGTGTCCGTGCGGGGTATTCCTTTGGCTTCACTGTCTGGCGCATCTGATGTGCCTACGGTACAAAGCTCTATTTTTGTATCTGATGCGAGTCGCTTTGTGTTTGCGTTTGGTTGCAATGATATTGGTAGCACCGTACAAGACCCAATGCTGATTCGCTGGTCGGATCAGGAAAACCCCACAATGTGGACGCCCGCGATTACAAACCAAGCAGGTAGTATCCGTTTGTCGCACGGCTCAAAGATTGTGTCTGTTATCCAAACCCGTCAAGAGATTGTGGTGTTCACAGATGCTTCTGTGTATTCGCTTCAGTACTTGGGCGCTCCGTTTGTATGGAGTTCGCAGCTCTTGGGTGACAACATTTCTATTCTTGGCCCTAACTCAGTAGCCCTAGCTTCTGGTGTTGTGTATTGGATGGGCGTAGATAAGTTCTACTCATACGATGGTCGCGTGCAGACTTTAAACTGTGACTTGCGCAAGTACGTATATCAAGACATTAATTTGAGTCAGAACTACCAAGTGTTTGGCAGCACTAACGAAGGCTTTAACGAAGTGTGGTGGTTCTACTGCTCTAAAGACAGCACTGCAATTGACAAGTACGTGGTGTACAACTATCTTGAAAACGTGTGGTACTACGGCACAATGGCGCGTACAGCGTGGCTAGACTCGGGACTGCAGAACTACCCTATTGCAGCCACATACGGCACGGGCGGTGAAGGCAAAATTGTCAGCCATGAACTAGGTGTTAACGACGAAGAAAACGCTACGCCACTACCAATTGATGCCTACATCTCATCGTCTGAGTTTGATATTGGGGACGGCCACAACTTTGGCTTTGTCTGGCGCATGTTGCCTGACTTGAGCTTCTCTGGTTCAGACCCGGATGTAACGGCGCAGTTAACGTTGACGGTGTACCCAATGCAGAACTCGGGTTCTGGAACAAGCACTCCTGTAGCGGCTAACGTAGATCAACTTACTGGCGTTGAGTACACAATCACTGAAGGTTTTACAGGCCAAGTTAACACACGCCTTCGCGGTCGTCAGTTGATTATTAAAGCCGCATCCAACACCCTCGGCACACAGTGGCAGCTTGGCGCAACGCGTATTGATATTAGACCGGACGGCAGACGATGACTCTGGTTGTTACTTCAGAGTACGATCTTAATCGGATACCCGCGCCTAACTTGCCGTTAGCGCCTAAAGAGTACAGCTCACGTTACATTGAACAGCTTAACAACGTCCTACGTTTGTACTTTAACCAACTTGATAATTTCACAAGAGAGTTAAACACCTCTACAACTACGGCTGGCCTACGCGTGCCTTACGGCGCGTTTCAAGATTCCACAGACCAAATAGCTGCCAGCACAACCGTTGCCTATCCAGTCACATTTGACACCACAGACTTTTCAAATGACGTGACTGTGGCCAGTGGTTCTCGGATCACTGTAGCCAATGCCGGACTATACAACTTGCAGTTTTCTATTCAACTGACAAACAATACAAACGCTACTCACGATGTAGACATTTGGTTTCGGGTCAATGGTACAAACGTGCCCGCCTCAAACAGCCGTTTTGGTTTGGCCCAAAGAAAATCTGCCGGTGACCCGTATCACATTATTGCGGCGCTTAACTATTTTATGAGTTTAAAC